CAGCTTATCGTAGTCCTGAGGTCAACGCGGCTATAAAGGGCTCCAAAACCAGCCAGCACTGTCATGGAACGGCAGCGGATATTAGGGTGGCTGGGATGGTGCCAGACCAAGTTGTTAAAAAGATACTCGCGTCTACGCTGCCGTATGACCAAGTGATTCGTGAATTCTCAGACCCGGTGCGTGGCGGCGGGTGGACACACGTTAGTATTCCTAACACAAGAGATGCCAAACCAAGGAAAATGGCGCTTATCATTGACAAGAAGGGCACGCGCCCGTACAAGTCAGGTGGGTAAAAATGCCTTTACAAAAGCTGCAACTCCGTCCGGGCGTCAACAGGGAATCGACGACACTCGCCAACGAGGGCGGATGGTTTGAGTGCGACAAGATTCGCTTTCGTTCTGGCTATCCGCAAAAGCTAGGCGGCTGGCAACCTATCTCTCCTAATACTTATCTAGGCACAGCGCGTTCGCTCTGGAACTGGGTGACGCTACGTGGGTATAACCTGCTGGGTGTTGGCACTAACATCAAGTACTACATCGAGAGCGGCGGTGCATACAACGACATCACGCCGATCAGGGCTACCGAGACCCTAACCGACCCCTTCACTACCACTAACGGCTCCAGAACGGTAACAGTTACGGACGCTAACCACGGTGCTATTGACGGCGACTATGTGACTTTCTCAGGGGCTACGGCTGTAGGTGGCCTGACCTTGAACGGTGAGTTCAGAATCACTTACGTCAACACTAACAGTTATACCATCACTGCTTCTGCCAATGCCAACGCTGATGCTACGGGTGGGGGGACTGTAACTGCTACATACCAGATCAACGTCGGACAAGAAGTCTTTGGTTACGCAGCTGGCTGGGGTGCAGGTCTATGGGGCGGGTTTGTGCTTGGTGCTAGGCAGACAACGCTAACAGCTACGCTGGACGCATCTAACACGACCATAACCGTTGCCTCTACTACGGGCTTCTCTAACGCCACGGGTACGGTCTTAATAGACTCGGAGCTGGCTAAGTACACTGGCAACACTGCGACTACTTTCACTGGAGCTACACGAGGCGCGAACGGTACGGTGGCTATCTCGCACTCTAACGGCACTATTGTCTACAACGCCAACAACTATACGGGCTGGGGTCAGTCTGCGGCGTCGGGCATTCCACAGCAGCTGCGTTTGTGGTCAGAGGCTAACTACGGCGACTACCTCATTATCAACCCACGGGACGGCGCGCTGTACATGTGGGTGCCAGCTTATTCTGGCGCAGGTAACTTGCTCTTCTCTACCCCAGCTACCCTGCTCTCTTCTACCAGCGCTGGCGTGTACCAGACTGACACAAGCTGCCCATCAGTCTCGGCTTTCGTCATGGTGTCGGACTCGTCGAGGTTCGTCATATCGTTCGGGTGCAATGACTACGGCAGTACTACACAAGACCCGATGCTGATCCGCTGGTCGGATCAAGAGAACTATCAGGTGTGGGCACCGGCAGCTACTAATCAGGCTGGCAGTTTCAGGCTTTCGTCGGGCTCAACCATAGTCACAGCCCAGCAGACTCGTCAGGAGATTCTTGTCTTTACGGATGCAGCGGTGTTCTCGATGCAGTATCTGGGGCCGCCGTACGTCTGGGGCTTTAATATTCTGTCTGACAACATCTCGATCATGGGGCAGAACGCAGTAGCCACAGCCAACAACATCACCTACTGGATGGGCGTGGATAAGTTCTATGCTTACTCTGGACGGGTCGAGACGCTGCCTTGCTCCTTGCGTCAGTTTGTCTTTGGCGACATTAATCTGGATCAGTCAGCTCAGGTTGTGGCGGGCACTAACGAGGGGTACAGCGAGGTCTGGTGGTTCTACTGCTCTGCTAACAGTAACGTGATCGACCGGTACGTCATATATAACTACCTTGACCAAGTTTGGTACTACGGCACTATGGCCAGAACAGCTTGGCTAGATAGCCCGCTGCGTGAGTATCCGATGGCTGCGACCTACAGTCGTACCGTGGTGTTCCACGAGAACGGCAACGACGACATAGAGGCTAACGGCACCGTGCTGCCCATAAACTCTTACATCCAGTCGTCCGACTTTGACATCGGTGACGGGCACAACTACGGCTTCGTGTGGAGGATGATCCCCGACATTACGTTCGATGGGTCAAGTACAGCTACGCCTGACAGGCCACAGGTGACATTCACGGTGCGCCCACGCTACAACCCCGGTGCGCCCTATGGCACAGCTGATACCCCCTTGGTAACTTCTGCTCAGTCTTACAACAGCCAGCGTAACTACACGGTGCAGGAGTTCACTCAGATTGTGTACACAAGGCTTCGTGGCCGTCAGATGGCGTTTCGCGTCAGCTCTGACCAGCTAGGCTGTCAGTGGCAGCTGGGTGTACCTAGGATCGATGTGCGTCCTGACGGCAGACGTTGATGACTACAAAAATTGTCACTACTGAGGTTGTAACTCTATCGAGGACAAAAGCCCCGGCGCTGCCTGTTGCACCTACAGAGTACAGCCGTCAGTATATAGACCAGCTTAATAACGTCTTGCGTCTATATTTTTCGCAGATTGATAACTTCATAGGGCAGTTAACCGCTAACGGTTCCAATACGACAACCAACATCATCTTGCCGTACGGGGCGTTTCAGGATAACCAAGATCAGTTTGATGGCAACGCAAGCACTACGTACTACCTGACGTACGACACAACGGACTACAGCAACGGCGTGCATGTAAGTTCAGCTAACGCTTCCTTTACCGCTACGATTAGTAACGGCGCAGGTGGTAACGGCACATCAATGAATGTGACTACCATGACCAGCGGTCAGATATACGCTGGGATGAAGCTGGCAGGAAGTGGGCTAGGTAACAACACACGCGTTACCGCGTTTGTAACAGGCACCGGTAATGTAGGCACTTATGTTGTCAGCGACTCGCTAAATGTTTCTAACGTGGCAATTACAGGTACGTTATTGTCGCGTATCACGGTTGACTACACTGGTCTGTACAACATTCAGTTTAGTGTACAAGTTGTTAATACTTCCGTGCAGATTCACGACATTGAAATCTGGTTTAGAAAAAACGGGGTAGATATACCCAAGAGCAACAGCAAGTGGTCTGTGCCAAACAGCCATGGCGGGGTAGACGGGCACCTGATTGCGGCGCTGAACTATTTTATTGATCTTGAGCCGACTGATTATCTTGAGATCATGTGGTACACGAACAACTCAAGTATTTCGCTGCAGACGCTGCCTGCCAGCACCAGCCCGGACAGGCCATTGATCCCGTCAGTAATCATGACGGCATCCTTTGTATCAGCGCTCTAACTTTTATTTACGTATGAAGAACGACTATATAGAATTCGCTGAAGTAGACGGTATGTGGATCAGGGCATACACCCTTGATAAAGCGCACTCCGTTGCGGCCCAGCATGTACATACCCATGACCACATTACCCTTTTGGCAAGTGGCTCTGTAAAATTTTGGCAGGATGGAGTGGAGGTTGCGCAGTACGACGCGCCAGCCGTCATCACGGTGCCTGCCGGGAAGAAGCACGCGTTCCAGTCCGTTACGGACAACGTGGTGCTATGTTGTTTGCATAACCTACGGGGTACCGGCTTAGAGGAACCCGAGACGTTGAGTGAGGTGTCCTAATGCCAATGTTCGCTGTTTTTGCCACTACAGCCGCTGAGATGGCCGCTGCTCAGGCCGCAGCCGCTGCCGCTGCAACTGCCGCTACTACAACCGCCGCCGCTGCCGCTCCCACTTTGGCTGCTACTACTGCCGCTGCCGCTCCTACTTTAGCCGCTACTACTGCTTTACCGGGCATTATGGGTGGCTCGGGCGCACTTGCTCCCGCTGCGGGCGCTGCTCAAGCTGCTAGTGTGGCACCTCAAATTGCTGGCACTGCATCCACGCTGGCTCAGGCTTCCCCGGAAATCGCGGCTAATTTAGCTTCGGGTAATGCACCGGGCATCATGCAGGCGATGACTCCTGAGGCTGTACAACAAAGCGCTATGGCTGCGGGTTCAGGCTACCCTCTACCCGTAGCGCAAACAGGCGCGGTTCCTCCGGTGCCCGCTGGGGAGCTACCTAACGCTGCCCAAGTAATGCAACAAAACCTGACTCGCTCTATACCCGGTACCCCTGCTAGCCTGCCGGGCAATATGACGGGAATGCAAAACGCCGCTGAAACTTTTCAGCAAGCCCAAGGTATAACGCAAGCGCCTTTGGGTAACGTAGGCCCTGTGATGCCTGAATCTGCTAGTCTACCGGGCAACCTGACAGGACCTATGTCTAACGTACCGCCGATAGAAACTGCAGCTGCTGATGCCACACTTAACGGTTTACAGCGCGGTATCAAAACGGCGATAGACCTCGCCAGCAAAGGGTGGGAAGAGTACAAAAAAGCCCCGGCAGCGGCGCAATATCTTGGCGCTGGTTTAGCTGCTAAGAAGCTGGGTTTGTTTGAGCAGAAACAACCTGAACAGAAAAAGTATAAATCAACGACAAACATGTCTGGGTTCCAACCTACAAGATCGCCGTTTTACCCTTACACTGGGCAAACCGGTTTTGCTGATGGTGGTCCGGTAGAAGCCATGTCAAACATGAACGCCGTAGGCGGTAACCCGTACTACCCCATGTCGCAGCAGCCGCGTCTGGCCTATGCAAATCCCGGCATGCAAAACCCTATATCGCAAAATGTACTGGATGTAGGTGAAGGTGGCAGGTTAGACCCATACACCGGCATGCCTGCTTTTGCAAGCGGGGGCGCTGCAGATTTACCAGACTACAAAAAAATGATGGAGGGAAAGTCTCCTGACGAACTAGAAAGAGACGCTAGGCGTGCTAAGGCAACCGCAGAGGCTGCTGGATTTGGTATTGTCCCCCGTAGCCGTGCGCAGCAGCTATCTAGCCCTGCCACCGCTGCACAAGATGAACTAGCGGCTATGCTAAAGAAGCGCGGCATCAAGTCTGCGCTGCCTAAGATAAAAGAGCCGATGGATATAAACGTAGAAGAAGCAGCAGGTGGCGGCATCATGTACAACCTCGGCGGCTATTCCGATGGCGGTCGTCTTTTGAAAGGGCCGGGCGATGGAGTATCTGATTCAATTCCTGCTTCTATTGGGGGCAGGCAGCCTGCTCGTCTTGCTGATGGCGAATTTGTAGTTCCGGCTCGTATCGTGTCTGAACTGGGTAACGGTAGCACGGAAGCCGGTGCACGTAAGCTGTACGCGATGATGGACCGTGTACAAAAAGGCCGTAAGAAATCTGTAGGAAAAGGTAAAGTAGCTGTGGATTCTAAAGCAGACAAACATCTGCCTGCATGAAGATACAGCATGTAGCCATAGAATATAGGCATCAATTGTGGGGGCAAATTGAGGGCTACTTTAGAACGGCTTTAGATTATGCTCCCGAAGATTATACGTTAGAACAAATAAAAACTTTTGTAGTAACGGGTCAGTGGTTGTTAATTGTAGCTGTAGATGAACAAAACAACATTCACGGCGCTATGACTCTAAGTTTTGTAACGCGACCTAATGATCGGGTTGCGTTTGTAACAGGCGTAGGCGGCAAATTTATTATCAACGAAGATACGTATAGCCAGTTAGTTATGCTAGTAAAAGGGTTTGGGGCTACGTATATAGAAGCTGCTGGCAGAAAGTCCATAGTGCGTATGCTACGTCGTTACGGACTCAAAGAGAAATATACTATTGTAGGGGCAAGAATATGAAGCTGTTTAACCTGTTCAAGTGGATATTTAATCCAGACTTCTATACGTTCCGCATGGGCGGTGGCGGTGCTCCTACTCAAACTACTTCTTATCAGACAAACATTCCTGAGTACGCTCAGCCTTATGTTGAGCAGATGCTAGGCGCTACACAGCGTCAAATTTACACGGGTACCACTGGACCGGAAGGTCAGTTTCAACCCACAGGGTTCCAGCAGTTTGTACCATTTGGTGCTACGTACCAGATGGATGCGCAGGGTAAACCTATACGCGATGCACAAGGAAACCTTGTTTATACCAATACCCCTACACAGCAGGCGCAGGCCACGGTAGCTCCGTTTAGCCCGTTACAGCAGCAAGCCATGATGGGCCTAGGCTCGTACGTACAACCACAGCAAGGCTCCGCTGCTAGCCAGATCGCCGGGGATGTAGCAGGGCGCTCCGCTGCTAGTGGGTATTATTCTCCGCTCGTTGCCGAGCGCTTTCAGCTAGGCCGCCCTCAGCAAGTCTACTCAGACAGCTTCACAGCCCCCGGTGTATCCCGTGCGTATATGTCACCGTATATGCAGAATGTTGTTAATGTACAACAGCGTGAAGCTCGCCGTGCATCTGAGATAGCTAGACAGCAACAGCAGGCGCAGGCTGTAGGTGCAGGGGCTTTTGGTGGCTCCCGTCAGGCTATTGTCGAAGCGGAGCGTCAGCGCAATCTAGCTCAGCAGCTGGGTGACATTCAAGCTCAAGGTCTGCAGCAGGCGTACGGTGCTGGCATGGGACAGTTTAACGCCGAGCAGCAGGCGTACCTAGCGGCGCAGCAAGCTAACCAGCAGGCTAACCTCCAAGCTGCTATCCAGAACCTTCAGGCTCAGCAGGCAGCGCAGCAGCTGCAAGAACAGTCACGCCAGTTCGGCGCGGGTCTGGGTATCCAAGGTTATGGTCAGACGCTACAAGCTGCCCAGCTGCTAGGTCAACAAGGCGCGCAAGAGTTCCAGCAAGACATGGCAGCACTGCAAGCCAAAATGCAAGCTGGCGGCATGGAGCAGGCGCAGCAACAACGGGTCCTCGACCAAGCTATCCAAAACTACGCTACGCAACAACAGTACCCGCTCATGCAGCTGGGTGTGTTGTCTAACATGCTGCGCGGTCTGCCTATGCAGGCTACCACTACTCAGGCTTACCAGACTCAACCTTCTGCTATTAATCAAGCGCTAGGTCTGGCGGGTGCGGGGTTAGGTGTCTATCAGCAGGGTAAAACCGCCGGGCTGTTCAAAAAAGGTGGTGAGGTCAAGATGGCACCGGGCGGCGTAGCCACGGGTGTACAGCCGGGCAAGCTAGCGGACATGGCTGAGATGATGCGTGACGAGGACCTGCAGAAGAAGATGCAGGACAAAGAAACTGACCCGGCTACTAAAAATATATTCCAGTCTGAGACTATGCGCCGTCAAAAGCTGCGTGGCATGGCAGGCGGGGGCATCGTTGCGTTCAAAAAAGCTGGCAAAGTATCTTTACCTAAAGACATGATCGACACGTCGGGCGAGAAAGACCCGACTGCTGGACGCGGCATACAGACTGATGCGCCTGACGTTCAAGGCTTTGGTGGTCTGAGCCCCACTACCCCCGGTGCTATGGCGCAGTATCAGGAAGGGGTGGACGAGGAACAAGGGCCGTCGGTTAGCACGCTGCAGCAAGACTTAGGTGTGCTGTCTGGTCGTATGAAAGAGCTAGGTGAAGAACGCAAAGCATCTGTGCCCGACATTATGACTAAAATAGCTGGTGAACGAGAGCAAATGGGCATTGTTGACCCGACTGCTGGGCGTCAAAAAGAACTAGACGAACGCAAAGCTAGGATTGATGCTGATGCTAAAGAGCTAGCTATGTCCAGACTCAGTCAGTTCCTTATCCGCTGGGGTCAGACTCCGGGCTCTGCCATGCGTGGCGCTATTGAGGCAGGCAGTGAGCTTGTAGCAAATAACATTACAGACACTAAGGAGCGTAAGAAAGCTCTTGACCAACTGGATGATGCCAAAGCTGCGCTTAACGAAGCTGAGTACCTGCGCAAAGTTGGCGACATGGACAAAGCACAGGCCCGGATCGACAAAGCTGGTAAAGACTTTTTTGATGTTGCTAAAGACCTCGCTAGCATTAAAGCTCAGCTGGCTATCAAGCAGCTGGATGCCGAAACTAAGCGAGAGATTCAGCAGTTGAAGAACGATCTAGCAGTAGCTAAGGGGCAGAATAAAACCGCTGTGCTGCAAGTAGCAGATGCTTACTTTAAAGCAGCAATAGAACAAGGCGCGCCTGCTAACGCTACCACTTACGAAACCGCGATTAAACAAGCTGCAAGGGACATGCCGGGAGTTATTTCCGCTGGTATTGCTACAGGCCCGCGTTATGCTGGTGTTAGTTTAGAGGGGGACAAACTAAAAACAGTAGATAAACCCGGTGCTGAAGCGCGCGTGTCTGAGGCTAAGATTAACGCACAAAAACAACTGACCAAAGAGCTAAGGACTCTAACAGCTACTAACCCAGCGTACCAAGCCGCTATTAAAGGTAAAACTAAAGAGGAGAAAGCTGCTATACGCGAGCGGTTTGAACAGGAAATTAAAAATAAACCAGCGTACGATATATTAAGAGAAGGTGCGTCTGCTGCCCCTGCCCCTGCCCCTACTGCACCTACTGCCCCTGCTGCTCGTGCCATACCAAAATGGGACCCGCAGACACAATCGTGGAAATAACCTATGGCACAGTATGTTGAGGTAGAAGGTGTAGGTACCGTAGAGTTCCCCGACGGTATGAGTCGGGACGACATGGCTGCTGCGCTGAAACAGCTGCCTACCCCAAAAGCAGAGCCTAAGCCGGAACCTAAAAAAGCAGAGAAGCCGAGGCAAGACTTTGCTACTACGTCACCTATGGGGGAGGACTTAGGTTCTGCCATCATGAGTCAGGCAGGGGAAGGTCTGGGCGTAATGAGCGGCAAAACTCCCGCTGCGCCTGTTCAAACTCCTAGCAAAGCCCCTCTACGCCCTGAAGTTCGTGCTGCTATTGAAGCAGAATACGATGCTGCCTCACCCAAGAAACGCGCCAACATGGAGAAGGCTCCCGGTGCGGTGGGTGATGTCATACGCCAGCGGGCACAAGAATATAAACAGGCAGAGCGAGCACCTGAGGCTGCTGCGCGCCTATCCCCAGCCGCCGAGGAACGTGCACAACGTCTTATCCAGCAAGGTGAGAAGCCTGAGTTTGCTCGTGCTGCGGCACAGCGCGCTGCCGAGATGGGCGTCGTGCCGGGTAAAGAAGTGCAGGCTATACAAGCCGAAGGCGCACTAGAACCTACCAAATTTGATTTTGATATTTACAACCAGTACAAAAACGCTAACCCTGTTTTGCGCGGCGCGATGGCTGGATGGCAGGGATACAAGCAAGGTGCGTTGGGTATTAACCAAGCTGTAGCTGACCTGTTGGGGGCGGATGAGTTTGCTACTAGGTTTGGTGAGCGTGCTGCCGAAGCTCGGAACGTCGTGCAGTCTATGGGCGAGAACCCGGTGTATGCCGGGCGCATGTTTGAAGGCGCGATTAATTCCATAGCCCAGCAGCTGCCTGCTCTTGTTGGGGGTGTAGCGACCGGCTCTGAAGGGCTTGTGCTGGCGTCAATGTTTGCGCAATCATTCGGGCAGGAGTACGCAGAAGGTACGGCTAAAGGTCTGGGGGGCGCTACAGCAGCTACTCGTGCAGGGTTGTACGCCGCCTTTGAAGTAGTCGGAGAGAAGTTTGGTCTTAAGTTTCAGATGGACAAGATCAGACAGGCTACGCAAGGTATGTCTAACGACGTGCTCAAAGGCTGGCTTGGCAATACCCTGAAGCGCGAGCTACCCGGTGAAATTCTTACAACCACGGGGCAGTTCTTAACTGACCTATCTTCTGTCGGTCTTTCACCCAACGCCACATTTGGCGACTATCTGCAGCAAGTGGGCGACACCACGGTGCAGACTTTGATGCAGTCTGGCCTGATGGCTGGGGGCTCTAAAGTACTCAGTAAAGGTATCGAGAAGATACAAGAGGCGCGCCCTGACTTCGCACTGGCAGATGCTATACAGCAGGATGTAAATTCTTACCTACAATCAGATAGACCTAGGCTGACTGCGCTAGAAAAAGCACGTCGTGTAGAGCTAGAAGGTGAACCTGCACGTCCTCCGTTGACCGCGTTGGAGGCAGCACGTCGCCCTGAGCTAGAGATAGAGCCCACTGACCCTCGTGTGCAGGCTTTGGCGCAGTCGTACCAAGAACAAGGCATGCCGCCTGAACAAGCTCAAACTCAGGCACAGACTGATATTCAAGCTTTACAGCCACCTGTTACAGGGGCAGAAGGTAGAGTTACCCAACGTAAGTCCGCTGAAGATGAAGCGCGGACTATGGCCGGGCGGGCTGAACGCGCCGCACTTCAAATGGAGGGAGACAATGTTCCCACGACCGAGCCGCCACCTTTTGTCACTGAGCCAAGCACAGATGAGCGAGGCATTCCTGTGCCTAGCGCAGAGGCTGGAGCCGCCGAGCTACCTACAACCCCTATCGATAGAGGACTGGGTGCTGCTAGCAGCGCTGTTAGACAACTTGCTGGAAGAGAAGAGCTGGAACGTGCTGCACTAGTAGAACAGCAAGAACTTGCAGAACGTGCGATATCCCGTGGGTTTGCTAGAGAGCCTTACCCTGATCTTGGTCTTACCCTTGGTGCTAGCTGGGTGCGAGACACTCTAGCTACTAACCCTACACCTGAAGCATATCAAGAGGCTGCTTATGCCCGACTGGAAGAACTTGGTGGACTGCCTCCTCGTGATGCTCGTCCTGCTTTTGAACGTCGCGCGCCTGCTGCTCCGATGGTGGGAGAAAGACCCGAGGAGCGTATTGAGCCAGCTGCTGAAGCTGCCCCTACCGAAGCGGTGGAAGCACCTGTTGTTCCTGAAGTTGTTCAGCCTGTAGAGGAGAAACCACGTGGCCCTGAAGCCCCTAAAGCCGTCAAAGCAAAAGAGGAAAGACCAGCGCAACCCACCGAGGCAGCCGCACCCCTCGAACTAGAAGCTGGGCGTAAAGAAGAACTAGAGGTTGACCCGTCTATTTTAGACACCGTAGCTAGAACATCGCCTGAAAAACTAAAGCAGCAGCTCATTGCGGAGTTTGGTGCTACGGCTGCGGGCGAACCTCGTAGACGCGCTCCGGGTGGAGGGCGTGAGGTATCAAAAGCTGCTAAGACTGGGGCAGAGCGCGTAGAACAAGCTGCCGATGTTATTAACCTTACCAGAGATACGCTAGCCGAAATTAGTGCCGTACGTAAATTAGAGCGTAGCGCTAGTGGGGACTACTTTGGTATAGCAGCGCGCACCGCAGAAGAAAAAGCTTATCGTGAAGCATTGCGGGATTTATCTATAGATGTACTTCGCGCTAGTCTGTATAAAGCGGCTCAAAAATTTAAGTCCCGTCCTATTGTTGCTTACGCACAAGCTGGCAAATACATAAAGAGTTTAAAACCTGCGGAGCAAGAACGCGCCAAGGCGTTGGCTGAAGGCCGTGAAAAATTTACTACGCTGCCTCCCTTACCAGACTCATTATCCACCCCTGCGCAACGTAAGAAAGCTATAGAAAAAATAAGAGCGGCGGAAGAAGAAGTTGTTGCTGAACCTGTAAAGAAAGCACGGCCAGCTAAAGAAACAGAAGTAAAAGAAGAACTAAAACCCGTGCTTCGTCCGGTTACGGAAACTTTTGGTACGCCACTATGGCTTGCTGAGTATCAGGGGTTGTGGGAGGAAAAAGGTAAAGCTGCCCGTGAAAAAGAAAAAGCGCCTGAAGAGAAAACACGGTGGACAGACTATAACGCTCAGCTACTAAGAAGCTCGATGTCTAAAGCGGATAGAGCCGCAACTATGTTGGAGGAAGAGCCTGTAGGTAACGCGCAGGAAGAGCTGCAAGACGCTGCTATACATGACCAGCTAGACGACGAAGATAAGGCCGTTATTGCTGAGCACTACGGCGAAACATCTTACAACGAAGTTGCTAAGCGTAAGTTTGTTGAGGATGTAGTAAAGGCAATGAACGAGGGACTGGATGCAGTCTCTAGGGTTCTGCACGACATTATCAAGCGTCTACAGGCAGGTATGTTAGCCGCTATCATGGTGGTAAACACTTCGTTCATAACGCCTACTATACCTGTAGCTACTCCCACTACGTTATCACGCACTGTACAAGTTAGAGCTACGGTCCCCGCCGATGTTGTAGGTATGTCTGAAGGTGGTCGTCAGGCTTACGCCACTATATACCCAGCAGTTGAAAAAGGGCTTAAAGCCACTAACAAGCTGTTTATCATTACGGACAAACCCAGTGCTAACCTGTACGTATTTAACCCCGATGGTTCTTTGCTTACACAAAGTAAAGTGCTGCTTGGTAAAACCATGGGTGATTTTTACCGTGGTAATACTGAGGTAGTACAAAACCGTATTACCCCTGCTGGGCTATTTAACCTTGGGCTGCGTGATGCAGCACGTGGAGGTAGCGAAGCCAAGACGGCAGGCGCATACGATTATGGCAAAGTATTTGTGCTGGACAAAGCCATAGACGGTGAGTACTCAGTCACGCTGTTTCATTCCGTATGGACTAAAGAGAAAGACGCTAAGCAGCGTCTGGCTGCGCTGGAGAAACCCGGCCCACTAGATTCACGTTACTCTTTTGGCTGCATAAATGTACCTAAAGGGGTGTACGGAAACTTACTAGCAGGGCACGAAAACCAAATAGACGGCGCAAAAATGTTTGTGGTGCCTGAGAACCCAGCGCACACCATGGATTTTATCAACGGCAAGGCAGCTGTAGCTGAAGATATTGTGCGTCAACAGGTTGCGCCTGTTACAAAAACGGTGACCGAGAAGGTACCACCCACAGCGCCTAAAGAAGAACGCAAGGAAGAAGTAGCCGCCATACGAGAAGAAAAACCGGTAGAGCGCCGTGGTATGCGCGCTTTACCCGCGCGCCGTAGAAAAGGTCCTGAGTACCTAGCTGAGCAGCAGCTAGACATGGAACCTGATCTGGGCTTCTACGACGTAGACACAATAGCTGGTGCATTGATACAGATAGCCCAGTCGCCTAACGAGCTGGAAGCCATGCTGGCTGCACGTCTGTTGCAGCGGGACAACGCGCCTACGTTGCGTAATGTTAATTTTGTTGTCGTAGATAGAGACACCAAACTAAAAGACAAAACTGCTAAACAGATGCTAAACAAAGGCACTGTTGGTATGTTTTCTCCTACCACCGTAGGTGGCACGGTGTATGTACGCGGGGATAGCTACGAGAACCAAGGTATTAACAACGAGATCGTGCTCCATGAAGCTATGCACGTATCTGGCAGTAAGAAAATAGATTTTGTCCTAGCAGCGCGCAGTAACGGCATGGAGGTTGAAGCTAACCTTGTCGAGGCAGTGAACGCGCTAGAAGATTTGATGGTACGCGCAAAGGCAGCGTATGACAGCAAGAAGAGCGTAAACGCAGAACTAAAGTTTGCCGCTGAAGCAGATGCTTTTACGGACATTCAAGAGTTTTACGCCTACGGTATGACGAACGCTGCGATGAAGCAGTTTTTGTTGAATGAAGTCAAAGGCGTATCGGAGAAGAAGTCAGGCTTCGATATTTTTATTGACGCCTTGCTGAAACTATTTGGTATAGACCCTAAGCTAAAGTCCGGGCTAAAAGACCTCGTGCTTATCTCGCACGAGATTATGAAAGCTGAGCAGCCTAGCATAGAGCAGATGGAAGCCGCCTTTGGCGAGGACATCACTAAATCTATACTAGAGGCTAAACGCCAAGTTAAAAATGTAAACACGGCAATACGCGACCTCAAAGCGTCTCAGGACGCCCGGCAGGTTATTCAACGTATAGGCCCCGTGCAAAGTGCTGGGCGTACGCCAAAAGCTTTAGGTGATTACGTCAGCGCTGCGTTCCCTAACTTGGACATGGCGTTCCTTAAGTCGTTTATTAAGGTAGCGCCTACTAGTGTGCTTTACCGTATAGGTATTGCAAATGGCATACAGAGTTTAAAAGACGCTAGGGATAACACGCGCAAGATGGGCACCTTCCGTGTAAATGCCATGAACGCTATGACAGCTATAGCTACAGAATGGGCAAAACTTGGTAGGAAAGAAAAAGACGCACTGGCGGATATTATGAATTTGTCTACTGACATACAAGTAGACCCATCTGTTAACACCACAGTGCCGGAACTAAACCGCATGTGGAATGCGTTAAACCCCAAACAACAGAAGCTTTATAAAAACGCACGAGACTTTTACAAGCAAAGCTATCAGCTGTTCCTCACTACACTCAAGCAGAAGATAGCTACATCAAACTTAGCTGGAAGTATTAACGACCCTACTACCCCCAAAGGTAAGCTGTGGGAGGACTTAAAGACTACCTATGAACGCAACATGGGTAAGGGGCCGTATTTTCCTTTGATGCGCCACGGTGAATTCTGGGCTCAGTTTGGTAAAGGCAAAGATGTAAACTTCCAAATGTTTGACAGCGCCAAACAACGGGACAAATTCATAAAGCAGCAAATAAAAGAACGTAACAAGCGCGGAGACAAACGCACTTACGAAGAGCTTGTAATTGCTAAAGAAGCTGCTAAAGGTAACGAAGCAGAAGTGCTGCGTAAGAAAATTGCTAAAGAGAATATCGCGTTACGTAATATTTTTTCAAAAATAGACGCTGTTGCGCTAGGTTCTACTGCGGCTGTAGACCAGCTTAAAAATGATATTTTTCAGTCTATGCTGCTTGTGCTGCCTGAGAACAGCATGCGCAAGATGTTTATCACCCGTAAAGCACGGGCAGGTTATTCTCGTGACGCGCTGCGTAACTTCATCTCGACTGGTACGCGCATGGCAAACCAGCTGGCAAAGATGCGGTACTTACAGCAGGTTAACAATAACTTTGATGCTGCACAGGAAAACATCCGTGACAACCCTAAGCGTGACCGCCTAGAGCTGCTCATCAACGAACTAGAAAGACGTACCAACGGTTCATACGCGCAACCGCAAGAACCCGGCATGCTGGATAAGGTTGTAAATGCTGCGACTAAGTTTACGTTCATGTATCTGCTTACAGATATGCGGGCGGTGTTCAATAACGTATGGGGTGTACCGGGTAAATCATTCCCTACACTCATTAAATATTTTGGTCCTGTAGCAGCAACTAAAGAGCTTACAAAACTGCTAGCTGCTATGCCAGCGCAGGTAGGGGTAAAACGGGTAGACAGCGCAGGTAATGTTAAATATACATTCCCCTCTTTTGGCTCTTCTCTGGTAACACGTAGCCCTAAAGCTGCGCAGCTTCTAACGGGGCTTACCCCCGCTGAGCTTCAGTTCGCCGTGCGACAGATGGATTTACGGCAAATCTCTGACCAGTCTACGCAAACAGCTGACCTGTACTTTGGCAACAAAGCTAAAACTATGTCCACGCCTGAAGTAGTGCTAGACACTATGGTACGTGTATCAGGTTCTTTGCACCAAGGCAGCGAGCGTATAGCCCGAGAAATTACGTTCTTGACGGCGTATAAACTTTCTAGGCAAAAAGGTATGTCGCCTATGGAGGCGGTGGACAACGCGCAAAATATTACTGAAGAAGCGCTATACCGCTATTTACCAGACGAGTCTCCACCGTTCCTTAACCAGCCCATCGCTAGGCTGGCGTTTCAGTTTAAGAAATACTCGTTGTACACCACGTTCTACTACTACATGAATTTTAAGGAGATGACAGGCAGCCTGCCGTCGGACGTACGTAAAGGCGCGGCCTATGCTTTCTTTGGTTCTATGATGATGGGCGCGTTAGGCGCTGGGGTGGCTGGTGCGTTTGGTGTTAGCACAATGATGTGGATGTTCGGTGTTTTGCAAGCCGCTATTAACAACCTGTATGAAGATGACCCAGAAGCAGTTGATATATCTCAGCTGAACATCGTACGGTGGTTCAACAACGTATGGCTACCTGAAACTTTTGGTGACGCAAAAATACCGGGCACAGATGTAAGGATAGCAGATGCTCTAGCTAACGGGCTTCTGGACGCGTTCACGGGTATAAACCTGTCGTCTGGTATATCTGAAGGTGGTCTGTGGTTCCGTGACTTACCGAATGAATTTGACATGAACGCTCTAGCTGACTTCATGACGTTCAATAACATAGCTCCGTTTGCTGGCCTTGTTAATCAAATGACAGCGCAAGCATATAGAGAGTGGTCAGAAGGCGACACGCTAAAAGCAATGGAGCGTTGGATACCAATGAAGATGCTTCGTTCCCCCGCAGTGGCATATCGCTACAGCACGGAAGGCGTGTTGGATAAAGACCTAGACCCTATCCGTGAAGCAGAAGAGTTTACGGCGGGGCAGTTAGTTATGCAGGGGCTAGGCTTTAAAACCTCAGGGCTGGCTGAAATTCAAGACCTTAACGCCTTCCTGAAGAAAGAAGAACGAAAGATTGAAGATAGGAAGCAAGCTATCGTAAACGCGTGGGTCAAGGCTATGCGTCGCGGGGATGAGGAACTTATAGAAAACGCTTCGCGTAGGGTTTATGAATTTAATTTGATGTACCCACGAGAAGGTTGGGAGATCACGCCTGATACTTTAGACGATGCGTTTGAAGGTAAGCTAGACAAGATTAAGCTGCGTGGTAGAGAGCTTACTGAAGAAAATATTGCGGAAGAGCAGCTGCGTGAGAAGGCGCTACAAAAAATACTGGACGAGGCGAAAGAATAAAAAAACCCCCGGACTAAGCCGGGGGAACTATCGTGTAACCACGAAAGGAGACTGACGACGAAGGAGCTAACAACGCCGTCAGGTGCTTTATATCATATTCTCCATACACGTACACCCCGTATACCATCTTCGATAACACATTTAGTTACCACGTTGTATTTCAGGCGCTTTGTAACTTTCTTCACCATGTCGGTTGTCGTGTAACAATTTAAGCAGGGTAAAAAGAACGAGTGCCCCTTCTTGAATTGTTTCCAGTTAATTTGGAAGCTGACGCCCTCTATCCTCACTTGCGCTCTCCACGTAAGTATCTACGTTAATGAACTCAGGGGTGTTGCAGTCAAACTCCATCACATGCACAGGCGGGCCTTTAATCTTGGTGCCTGTAGTCATGCGCCTTGTGGTGCTGCCCTTGTAGATGCCTTTGTCATGCAGCTCTCTTAGGGTGTGCTTGTAGTTAACTTGTCTCTCCACGCAGTCGTTCTTGAACGCCTTGTTCACGATGTACATGCGCTTGGTGTCGGGCTCGTAGCGAATGATAAGCTCGCCGTAGGGCTCCATGATCGGAGCAGGTGCCATCTTAGTCCTAGCATCAGCCTCGCCGTCCACGACCAGAATGTTGCGCATGTGGCGGTTGATGAAGTCACCGATGATGCCAGCTGCGTCGTCTACAGGCGCTTCATTGTCCTTGCGGATGTCACGTATCATCTCGCATGCCCAGCGGTACACAGCCTTCATGTCGTAGTCATGCAGCCCCAGCGACTTAGCGATCAGCCCACCCATGATGTTGCATGCAACCACCCCGGACCAGAACCGCTCGCGCTGAGTCAGGCGCAGCTCTTTGTCGATCTTGGCTTGTACCTCCAGCAATTGCTCAATAGCAGACTCTTTGTTGCCGACCAGCCACTGTGCGTATACCTCGCCAGCTAGACCGTAATTTTCCAGTAGCTGATGGTCGAACATCTGCTTGCCTTCTTCCAGCGATACAGCGTTGCTGTAGCCGATCTCGTACTCGACCAAGCGCATGCGCTCCCCATCCGGGCTGTCCTTCAAGCTGGCAAGTTTCTCGTAGAAGCTAGCATTGCCTGAGGTTAAAGATATGTTGCCCCACGTGGTGTTGTTAGCCCTCAGCTCGTTAGCCGACGCCTTCTGTCTGTCCTTGCCCCGCCCCTGCGACATAGCGTAGGCCATGTTAGAGAAGTCCTCAGCCTTCATGTTCGTGATCTCGTCCATGGTGAAGGGCAGGTTGTTCATCACGCCCAGCTTGTGCATACGGGCGTTCATGGTGTCGCTAGGGATGGAGGCTAGCTTATGTGGGTGCCCCCAGACGCTGTTGCACATGTACAACGTGGTGGACTTACCACTACCAGAGTTCTTGAAGATGACGTTGATGATGGCCCCGCTCAACCCCATGAACTTCAGCAGCGGGGAGCCAAACGCAGTAAGTGCAGCAAACGCATTAGCTTCCAGACCGGGGCGGGAGTACATGTTGAATACTTCTTTCCATTTTTCTAACGTCCCCCTAGCCACCATGTGTTGCGCGATGTTTGCGGTGTGCGTGGACGGGGGGCTGTAGTAGACGTTGTCTGCCGTGACCTCACGGTCGCCGATGATGAACTTGCTGTCGTTGTCTGCCCATCCGAATTGTGTTCTCATAATCTCTGCCTTCTTTGATAGTTGTATGTCTTTAATAGAGCTGACCAAAAAACTTACAATGTTATCCATCTGCCCCTTGTGCCCGATGACCCCGTGCTGACCCAGCAACTTCTTAGGCTCGTCTTTTCCTAACAAAGCACTGGCTGCCATCGTGAACTCCTTGACGCCGTCCTGTGGCAGGTGCAACCGGATGTACGCAACCTCCCCTATCTCTGGGTCTTTCATGCGCTTAACCACGTACAGATCATGCTCGTAGATCAGCACTGGCTCCTCATCCTCGGGGCTTGACCGGTAAATGCCGCCAGCCTTGCCACGGAAGTAGGGGAACGGGAACGACGGGATACTGTAAGAAACTTGCTCTTCTTCGTCCTCGACCACGTAAGTCCCATCTTGGGACTTCTCAGCTTCCGCTATCTCTTTACCTAGCGTAATAGGTGTAGTGATCTTGCCTTTGTGCTGGCAACCATCGCACCCGTCGGGGTTTTCTTTTTCGAACGTCTCGCAAAAATGTGGGCCGCCTTTGCGCTGCAGGTCTTGTACTTTTATTTCTACTTCTTCAGGGTCATAGCCGGGGTAGTTCTCCGACATCTTGTGGGCAGCTGTGGTGCCTTCCTCACAGAACGCCGCTATGGATAAAGCACTGCGCCATAGGTTATAGCTAATAGAATCCTGATTCTGATAGCAATGTAGTAGCTGGTTACAGCCCTCGCCGTTCGCAGACTTCAGCATGATCGTCTTGAACTTAGAGATGCGGTTGCCCATCAAAGACATAGTCAGGGCGCTGCGCTGTACCTGCCGACGCGGAGTAAATTTTTTTTCTGTAACACCCAGCGTAGTGTGTAGCTCACCGGGCTCAGTAGCGTTGGCTCCAGCTATTACAGTAACCGGAGAGGCTGGGTTGTCCTTGAAGTTCAAAGTCCCCGGCACCCGTAGGATGCGCGCTGGCTCGAAGCATGCAGGGTCTACCAACAGCTCATGGATGCGGCATAGCTCTTTAAGCCGGTCGCTCATCGGCACCCACTTGTCCTTACCCACCACCTCGGTAAAAGGCCAGTAGGCATGGATACCGCGCCCAGAATTTACAACGACGGGTCTGGGCAATCCGATAGTTTTGCAGAAGCGTTGCAGCTCTTGTAGTCCGGTGGCTTGGTCTACGTAACCATCCCCGGAAGCGGCCTTCTCCTCACCGCAGTCTATGTCTACCCACAGTGCTTTGAAGTAGGTAGCGTTGTCCTTGGTGCGGTTTTCCCCCGTTGCATATTTGGCACAACCAAAGTACACGTCAAATTTTTGGGATAGAAGCTCCTCGACTAAGTCATCTACTTCTTCTCTAGTCTCTACAAGGTGCTGGTCAACTTTCTTGCCTTTGATACCTACAACGGCGTACCACCCTTCGGGGGCAAGTACTGTATCTAACAAGTCGAAGTTAGCCATTTTTAGCTCGGAAAAAAAGGGAGGGGTTGCCCCCTCCCGAAGCCGCAAGGCGCGGCGCGAGAAGTCATTTAGTCGTCAGCGCTCCACGCATCAACAACGTCAGCCAGACTCTTGCCCGTCGTAGGTGCTGGCGTCGGTTTCTTGCTCGCTCGCTTCGTAGGTTCCGAAATATCGGGGCTGGCTTCTTCTTCCTTCGCAGCAAGCTTCGGCGCAGTCTCAAATTCCTCATTGTCATCCTCGCCCTTATCGACAACGGCAACGGTCAGCGTCACTGCCTTTACTGCCTCAGGTGAAGCTACACCCTCTTCGACCACAGCTTGTAGCTCAGGATGGCTAGCCACGAAGTCCACAGCGCGGAAGCGCACAACCTGATTGTCGTCCTCGTCAAAGTTCAGCTCGGTAACCACGCCGTCGATGTTCTCACCGTTAGCAATAACGTAGTCGATGTAGGCGTTCAGTGGGAACAGCTGACCTGCACCTTTACCAAAGATAGACTTCGACGCTAGACGCAGCTGATATATGTCACCGTGGTTGTTGCCACCCACCTCGTCTGGCAGCACAACAGCTACGCGGCGCTCGAAGCGGCAAGCGCGGGTGCTACCCTGACCGGAGCCCTTGACGTTCTGTGGGCACGTCTCGCAGGTCTTGCCTTGCGGGTTCTTGATGCTAGCGTCTGGCTTGTTGCCGTCGTTCGACCAGCAGTCAGGCGCGGTTGCCTCGGCGCTGGGGTCATAGGCTTTCATGTAAAAGGTGCGCTGTGCCGTTGCCTGAGCTACACCTACCAGTACCACACGCAGCGGGGCGTTGAGCTTGCCTGCTACATCACCGTTGACCACACGCACAAACTTACCGTTGCGCGGCGAGATGCGTTTCATGCGCGTTGCTTTCATCAGCGACTGAGTCAGTGCGCTGGGTGCTTTCTTTCCGACGACCGCTACATCACGGTTCTTAAAAATAGAGACTTCGTTGCTCATTTGCTTCTCCTTACGGTTATCTTATATTGGCTATCGGCTAGCATGCCGGGTGGGTACTGGTCAGGGTTCTCTTCCAAGAACTGCTTCATGTTAGTCTGATGAATACGGCGCTCAAGCAAACCATACGCATCGTTATCTCGGATGAAGTTGTACATGGTGTCCCAGTCGTTAGTCCAGTAGCGTGTAGCTACACGACGTATGACGGTACCAGTAGGGGTCTTGATGCTAGTAGACTCGGTGTCCCTGAACACCTCTAGCATTTCGGCTTCGACAACAGCCATCTGCTCAGCTAGCTTTTTATCTTCCTCTTCGTACGCGGTTTTTATTTTTTCCCGCTCGTCACGTATTTTGAGGTAGATAGAGGCCAGCTGATTCACTGACGTATCACTCATTGGTTTAGCTCCTTCGTGGTTGAAACGCAGGGTCACCGGGTAGGAGGTCATATATAGGTAAACGTACAAACCCTATACTGGCTTTGGCCCGGCCCCTGCTGCGGTAGTTACTCGCCACACACCGCTTGGCGTTCGTTGCTCGATCATCAGCACGAAACTTTATCTTACAACACTTCGTTAGAAAATCAACCGCTAATTTCTTGTTTATATAAATCGATAATCTTGGTGTGATTGGTAATGTTGTTCTGCAACATGTAATACATGCGGCGCTCTACCTCGCTACCCTTTACATGTACGATAGTCATGGCATTCTTCTGTCCCGGTCTATTAATTCGCGCATTAGCCTGAAGGTATGTCTCCACACTAGTGACGGGTGCGTACCATATGACCGTGTTGGCAGCAGTAAGCGTAAGTCCATGCGATGCAGCTTGTGGCTGTATGATGAGAACTTTCGGCTCCTTTTCATTTTGAAACTTCTGGATAATGTCATGTCTTTTATTAACTGTTACCTGACCGCTAATTATCTCTGCGGTAATTCCCGCTTTTGCGAGATGCTCTTTAAGAAGCTGGATAGTATGTGTGAAGGGCACGAACACCAAGACTTTGTGGCTCGACTCTTCAATGACTTCCTGCACTACGTTAAGCCGGTTAGTCACGTCGAACTCTATGACCTCTTTGTCATCTGAGTAAACCGCACCGCCGGATATCTGTAGCAGTTTATTAATCTTTACGGCTGCGTTAACTGCTGTAACCTCTTCACCGTCTGCCTCCATCAGCATCTGGTCTTTCAACACCTTGTAGTACTTGGCTTGCTGCGGGGTCAGTGGTGCTTCCCGCTCGACGTACGTCACATCCGGTAGGTCTAGACACTGCGCCTTCTCAAACCGTATAGCTGGTTGCAGCACGTTGTGCACCGTGAGCTCTGCGTTCTGCCGTGGTATCCAGCGGAACTGCCCTACCTTCTCCATAACTTTGTCGCGGAACTGACCAAAGAACTTAGGCACCCCGTCAGGGTTTACTAGCTTGGCAAGTCCGTACGCATCTACCGGCGACTGCGCAGCAGGTGTGCCCGTCAACATCCATAGCCATGTGTCAGCAGTCACAAGAGACTTAAGTGCTTTCCACCTATTAGTCTGCATGTTCTTATAGGCTGAGGCTTCATCAGCCACAATCAGATCAAAGCCACCGTGAGCTATTTGATCTTTGACAATATCCACACCGTCAAAGTTGATGATGACAAACTCTGCATCACCCAGCACGACTTTGATGCGCTGGTCTTTCTTACCGTGGGCTACGTCGCATGTGCGATGCACAGCAAACTTAAATAGGTCAGCTTGCCATGCCGACTTCATAATTGACAGGGGGCAGATGATTAGCACCCTGCGCACCAGCCCTAGCTTCATCAGGTAGTCAGCCGCCCAGATGACCGCCGCCGTCTTGCCTGTACCCTGCTCGTTAAAGCAGAACGCCTTCTTGCGTAGCGTTAGGAACGCAGCAGTTTCTTTCTGGTGCGCGAACGGCTTATGTAGTCCCGGCCAGTCGTAGTCCCTGCTGATCGTGCTCGGTACGTTCTTTATCTTTAGTTGCGCTAGCTCTTGCGCTTCCTTGAGCCCGAAGAAAACAGCAACATCGTGTAGCCCGTCTGGTAGCCAGCCGATGATCTTGCTCTTTTTAATTTTCTCCGTGACAAGGTGTGGTCGTCTTGTTCTTATCACGAGTACCTTGTTATCTATTATTTGCATTATTTTTTACGTTCGCGCTTGCTAGTCTCTGACACAAGGTCATGCCCTGCGTTACGACGGAACGAACGGTTGCGGCTTGGTGACTCCAGCTTGATACCGTCTTTGTTAGTACCGCCGTTAGACAGTGCTTTAGTATGTGCAACATCTTTACCGCTGCGGTCCACGCCTTTCTTGTCTAGCGCACGTCTAGCACGTTGACGTTCCATGCGATCAGCTAGCTCGCCACGCTCTTTTTGCTGTTGATATTCCTTCTTGTACGGCCTAGGGGACTTTGTGTATGGCATGATCTTCTTCCTTTGTACCCAGCATGTGAGTATTAAGCTCCTGTGCACTCAGACCAAAATCTTCAGGCTTGCTATCCCACAACGGCCTGCGGTGCTCTTTCTCTGTCGTCCGCATTATCTGGCCAAGCTTAATAGCTATCTCCATCATCATGGCTTCTTGCTGTTGTTTGAATACTTTACCTATGATGTTAACTACCGTTTTGTTTATTTCGTACACTACTATTTCCTGAACGCGCTCTTTGATTTTGTTCTCTAAAATGATTGCTGCGTCTACGGATTCTTGGCTTAGCTCTTCACTCATGTTAGCTCCTATTATGTGCACACTCTGTTACCGGGCAAAACTTACACAGCGGCCCAGCGTTCGGGTTCCAGACGTTGTTTTGCATAGCACCTTCTAGTTTGGTTAGCTCAGGCTCCATACAGTTCAGGTACGAGGACTTCATGATGTACTCATGTTCCTTCTTAACCATCTCATTACTGACTACAAAGAGCAGGGCTGACTTTATATTAACTACCTTTGGGAAGTGTGTAAACACAGCACCCGCCAGCAGGTCTAGCTGCTTCGTGTCAGCGTACTTTGCGTTCTTACTTGTCTTATAGTCAACAAGCCATGCCTGCTGTTTCTGTTCGTTAATAATCAGTAGGTCTGCTATTCCTCGCCACCAGACATCTTTCGCAAAGAAGTCGCAGGGGGCAAACTTACCGCCCCTCTTCGCCACGCCAAGTTTGATCTCACAGTGCTTCTCTCCATCAATATTGCGGAGAACTTCCAGTGTCGGCGCGATAAAGCTAAACTTTGGCGGGATGGCTTCATTACTTTTGATAAAGTTTTCAGCAGCTGTGTGCAACTCCTTGCCGTATATGGTTGCCGTAGAGTCCGCATCTTTTACATCCTTTAGTACACGCAGATGGTAGTACTTCTTCGGGCACTGATCGAAAGTCTTTAGGCTGCTGTACGACCACGCTAAAGTCATATCTTCCTCTGACAGACGAACGCCTGAATGTCTACGCGGAACGCGCCAGCAAACTTGCAGTCAGCAGCGATGCTGCTCTCCGTGTTGACTATGCCTATCCATAACCCCAGACAAAACAGCGCCACAGCTACAAGTGACTTTGCCCACACAGCGTTAATGAACGCCCATATTTTCTTGTAGTCGATAGCTTCTACTAACATTCCCCGTAACTCCTTCCATACCCTGCTTCACAGTTAAGGGGCAAGTCCGGTGCCCACTCTGGGCGCAGCCTCATGCAAAGCTCAACGAACTCTTTCCCTGCTTCAAGTTCCTCGTCAGGCACTAGGCATGCGATAGCGTCGTGCACTGTCATTACTATCTTGTACTTTTTGGCGATCATGAGCATCTGTTTACCGATGACAATCCGCGCTAGGGCTTGGCAAACATTCTCCGTTACCTTGCCGCCATATATCCTATTTGGTACAGTGGCTTTACCCCTCTTTGTATCGTACACCATTTCTGTAGAGCCGTCATCTTTTTGTACCATCCTGATGTTCGGGTATTTGATGTACATACCGTTCGGTAGCCTGATGCCTTTGGTGCCTTCTATTTTTAGTATCTTGTCGCGCCCCAGTGTGCTTGTTTGATTGTCGCGGATATGCTCAAGCGCTTTACCTGCCGCTTTCCAAAACGCGGCGATGCGTGGGTAGGTTTCACGATAAACGCTGATAATGCGCTGGCATTCTTTAAGGTCAAGATATACTCCGAAGGTTTTAAGCTGCGATTGAAATTTAGCCGCACCCATGCCATACCCCGACCCCAAGATCGTAGTCTTACCAACGAACCTCTCTTCCGTTGTGATAGCAGCGACCGGCTTACCGTATATTGCCGACGCCATGATCTTATAAACATCCTCGCCATTCTCGAATGCCTCCACTAAATCATCTTGTCCCGCCAGCCACGCCAGCGTCCGCGCTTCGATCTGTGATGAGTCAGAGTCTATGATCTGATAACCAGCCGGTGCCATGATTGCGTGTTTGATGGCAGACTTGCGTGGCAGGTTTTGCATGTTGATTTTGTCATCACCTCCCCAACGTCCGGTGTGGGCGGCGTAGTAGCGGAGGGGAACTGGCATCGTTCCGCGTGAGGCGATCTCAATAAACCGCTGGGTTCTTGTCTCCTCCAGCGTAGACTTAACGCCTAGCCTAGCAGCTACGATAGTCTGTACACGTACATCAGGATGCTCCAGCAACGCCTTGAACTCTTCGTCGCTCTTGGCAAACGCCCATGTTTCTTTGCCTGTGGTTGCACTGACCTTGCGTGGCGGCTCTACCCCTATCACTCTTAATGCAGCTGCCAACTTGTCGTTACTCATCAGCTGGTCTTTGTCTACCATGGTGACTGCTTCTAGTAGCTTTTGCTTCTCTACCTGCACCTCATGTATATGGTCTAGCAGTTCGTTAGCGTCTAGCTCCAGCACTGGTTCAGAGAACATCCTGATGGTCAGGTCGATCAGCTTTAGCTCGTCGTTGGCATACCCCTGCGACAGTATCTTGAACAACTCTAGTGTCAGCTCGCAGTCGTTCTTGCAGTACTCACCGTATGCAGCTAGGTCGCTGGCTGTAAAGTCTGTGCGCTTTTTACCTAGCGCGTTTACAACTTCGGTTCCTTTCTCCCCGATGCTGTAGTACTGTGCCAAGGCCGCAAGGGAGCCTCCCACCTCGATGGTGTGGATAGCACGTGCCATACTAAGAGTGTCAAGCCAACCGCGAGGCTTAATACCAAAATGCCAATTAAGGATAGCAGCATCAAACATTGCATTGTGAGCCAGTGCCAAGTGCTGCTGTAGGTTAAGCGAGTCCAGATACTTCTTGATCGTGTCACGTGTACCTGATACCCACACTGCGTCTTGTCCTTCCTCTTTAACCCCGACGCCAATGACCTCAAACCTCTCGTCACGAATGTACTCCTCTGTAGTTAGCTTGGACAGGCTGTACTCTCTGTCGTAGTACGTTTCAAAATCCAAGGCGATTATTTTCATGGTTTTAGTTTGTTGATTAACTTTTGCATCACGGATTCTTTCTGCTCCGCTTGCTGGCGTCTTTGCTCTTCGTATATTTTTTGTAGCTCGGCTTTTTGTCTTGCCATGGGGTCGGGGACTGCGTAAATTTCCTCTGGCTTTATTGCTTGTAGTAGTCTGGGGTCGTTCCATCCGTAAGGGTTTACTTTCAGTCCGCTTTTACCAAGAGAAATATTGTATGCGTCTAAACTACGTTCTTCTCTTTGTGGGTCTAGCACTTTCTCCATGACGTGCGTATCGAACTGTGGCCCCCATATGTGTTCTTTTAGCTTGTTGAATATGGCTTCAACTTCTTCGTCGGTCAGGCCACGCAGGCGGTTGCGCTCTCCACCTATGCGGTCAGCCACAGCGTTCTGTATATCTTCCCACTTACCGAAGTGCTCTCTGAACTCGTCGGGGTGCGACTCTATACGGGATAGTATGGTGCGTACACTAGCTCTGTACTTCTCCATGGTTTAGCTCCTTTAGGATAGTTTCTAGTAGATCAATATTATTTTCGTTAATCACTACCGCTATACCCCTCGCTCTGCGTATATTATCTAGCTCACGTTCTTGCAGTGCAGTGGGTTTATTGTTACCAGCCTTGCATTCGATGGCTACAAACCGACCACGAACACAAGAAACAATATCAGGAACACCAGAACGACCGTAACCGTGGGTAGCCGGAAAAAAGTAGTAGACGTTATTTGCCTTCAGTATTTTTATGACAGCGGTTTTGACTTTAGCTTCTGGTGTTGCCATAGTTACACCGGACGAGCTATAGGGGTTACTGTAGGTGCTTGAGCAGGGGTAGGTGTAGGAGTCAGCACCCCATCAAACATGTGCGTACCGATGTGTCCTAGCTGTGCCCACGGTGCAGCCCATACTTGGCCACCGCACTTCTCGCGCCAGATTTTGCAGAAGTGGTAGTCCTCAGACAGAAGGCGCTCACCCATCGGTTCGATGCTGGTAGCAAAGAATTCATGAATGCGATCTTTTCCTATGTTGCCACCTAAGTCATTCGTATCATTGATGTAGCTAGGCACATGTTCTTTGAGTTGCTCAAACACTTCGCGCTTGATAAGCATAAAGCCCGTACCGCCGTTCCAGATTTCCACTGGTTGATTAAGTTCTACCTGCTGCTCTTCTTTGTACCCGACGAGGTTAATCACGAATGAGCCTGTGTACTTGCGTAGCTCGTGGGGTGGCACACCAGCCACTGCGGCCTTGTGCACCATGTTCCAGTTAATTTCTTTCTTTGGGTACACACCGCAAATGATCGGCTTGTCTGCCAAGATCATGGGCAGAACGTCCTGCGGATTAAACTTTATGTCCGCGTCAATAAACATCAGGTGCGTAAAGTCAGTCTTTAGGAAGCCATGCACCAGCGCGTTACGTGCGCGTTGAATAAGCGACTCGTTAAAGAGAAAACTACATGCAGTGTCCACGCGGTTGTCACGTAGCATATTCTGTAGGCTAAGCAGCGACTGCGCGTAGTAACCTGCACACATGCCCCCATACATAGGTGTAGAAATGAAGAGTTTAGTCATTAGCGATTCTCCTTGTAGTCAAAAACTGAGCGTTGTAGCCACGGAAACTGTTTACCAAACTTAGCCTCCATGTATCTGTTGTTACCTAAAAAGTTCTCTACCGGCATAGACTGTATGCTGTCTTTTGATATGCGGTAATTAACGGAGTGCTTACCTGTAGTGCCTACCTTCAACCTAGCATGTAGCAGCGCACTCATGAAGCTGCGGTCTGAACCCCACTTCACGTACCACGCATGGCTGTGCTGCTTTGCATATTCGTTCTTAACCACAAAGCACGAGTTGTCTACAAGCAAGTGTCCAGTAGCGTTAGGGTGTACGCCTAGTGACTCGCAGTTGTCTTGACAGATAAACTCACGGTTGTGCGCCACTATATTACGTAGCGAGTACGCCCAGTCTAGCCCGTGTTCTTCGATGAGGCCGACAGTCTCTTCAATATGCGTAGGTTCATACCAATTGTCATCATCAAGAAAACAAATAACGTTTTCTCTAACAACGTATGGGGCGAGAGCGTAAACAGGAGCCATCCCATAACCGCCATTATGATTGTTGTAAGGTAGGTAAACAGGAACAACGTCTCTATGCTTGCTGAGAACCGCATCAGCCCCTTCCCTGTACTCGTCGCCATGGACGAAAACGTAGTGCTTCGCACTCCTAGTCTGTTCTTTAACACTTTGTATAGTCTCCTCTAGTTCTTTTCTGCCTATGGTACAAGTCACCACTGCGACGCTGTAGCTCATGTGCGCTCCAGATTATCTAGTATGATTTCTTTAATATCTTCGCTTTCATCAATTATGTACGACAGCTTTACCACGTTCACGCAGTGTTCTATCGCTGCTTTCCATCCCGCAGCGTATGCTTCTTGTTGCAGCACACCTTTTCTCGACGGGTCAAACTTCGCCCAGTTTAAGTAAGCATCTTCTTTGTTCATGTGTTGTTCCTCCCCGCCCTCATCAAGTCCCCTGCGTACACGTGCTGTCCTACATGACGCAGCTCTATCGTCGGGTCGGCGTGTATTTGCCCACCTTCCTTCTTCCATAGCTCACAGAAGTGGTAGTCCTCGGATAGCAAAAGCCCTAGCTCCGTGATGGACGTACCAAAAAATTCCCTCGTCAATGGCGCAAGAAACTGTCCGTTAGCAGGGTCGGTAATTAGTGACGTGCGATACGTTGGTACTTTGAAGCGCAGCGCCTTGAACACATCTCTGTGTATCAGCATGAACCCTGTCCCGCCATGCAGCACCTCGACTAGACCATCCTCACCAACAGGAACCTTGTCACCATCGTCAGCCACGGCGTTAAGCACGTAGCTGCAACCAAACTTATCTATATCTTTCTCGCCGCGCAGCGCCGCTTCGCGGATACGATCCCAAAATAGAAATTTTTTAGGATACACACCGCAGCAGATAGACTTGTTGTGCTCCAGCAGGCGGTAGATAGCATCCGTGGGGAACCAAATGTCTGCGTCGATGAACATCAAGTAATCATCTCTTGTCTCGTCCAGAAAGTATCTGACGATCTCGTTCCTTGCCCTCGTGATAAGAGCTTCTTTGTTCATAAATTGCCAACGAGTACGGATGCCCTTTTGCTCAAGGAAAGATAGGTTTCGGGCTAGGCTGTCCACGTACTCCATGAACATTGAACCACCATACGCAGGGGTGCCAATCATCACTGTAGGTTTGCCGTCTATCATGCTAGCTCCTGTATGTGGTGTAGCATCTGATCGACAATCCAGTCGTTCCTAAACTGCTGTGACTTCTCGCTGGCTAGGAATGTGTTGATAGCCCCTAGGTACTTTAGGTACTGTGTGTAGTCCACGTCGCGTACAAACTTAAGTAGCTCCTCGTACGAATCAAAGTCTCGCACGTCGATAAAGCACTCTTTAGGTATGTGGTCGGTGACGTTAGGTGCGCCCCAGTAGATAGGCACGACGCCTGCCAGCAGACAGTCCAGCATCTTCTCTGTGACGTAGCCCGGTGCATCGTCGCAGTTCTCGTAGGCCACGCAGAACCTATAGTTGCTGAGTGTCTCTAGCTTGTTAGTCACAGCCCCACGGTTTGACGGTCGCCCATCCCACCCACGTCCGTACAGATCAAACTCAGCGGGAGCGGTGCGTTCAAAGAATAAGATGGCATCTATGCGGCGGGGATACAGACAGTTCTTGTGAGGGTGGTTCTTGTGTGTCTGCATCATCACCAGTGGCTTGCGTAGGAAAAACTGCTCCTTCGATAGCGTATGCTGTACACCGGTTAGCTCGGCGGTGAAGTTGTTCTTAAAGAACTTCTTGTTGTCTATCAAGTTGTCGTTCCACGTCATGACCCTATCCATGGAGTCATGCAGCACCGGCTCCCAGTTTTCAGGTATCAGGAAGGGCGGCTCGTAGATAATCAGCATCGACTTCTTTGCTGGTACCCTGCTTCTCGGCACATCCATATAGATCGCTAGGTCTACCTCTTCTCTCGGGCGACTAGCTATAGCCGGTGTAAGTTGGTCAGGTGTGTACAGCTTGATACCAAGATCGTCAGCCGCTAGGAATAGATCATTCCAAGGTTTGAGCAGGTTGTGACCTATGTCACTTTGTGGTTCTTTGAATAAGTACCCGTCACGAGTGATGAACTCGTAGTAGTTTTGGACTACAACTTTCATATAGCTCCTTGTGTCAGTCTACGCGCTTACCTTTTATTAGGTCTATCATCTCGGAGTAAGCGGCTCTGCTGTGCTCGTGTGTTCTTGCGAACACCATCTCCTTTGCTACCTCATAAACTTGCGACATTGTCTCCAACATCTTTGCTGCTTCTAAGTCCCTTTCATCTCGTGGTAAGTGTCGTAGGTAGTCGGCTAGTTCTTGTGCTCTGTATTTAGCGCTCATATAAGTGCATACCGGTAGACGGGGTTGTAGCAGTTAGGGTTGAAGTCTGAACCATACCCACGAGTCCAGTGTGCTGCGTTGACTAGGTTTGCGCTAGGGCAAGACACGCTTTCTTTGCAGTTCGCCAACGCTATGTAGTTCTTAAGTATGTGCATGCACGACACCTTACCGCCATAGTCATGGTGATACCCTTCAGCTAGCACCGGCGTGATATTGCGCGTGTTGCTCGTACCTAACCTTCTAACCTTCTCTGCGTACTCGTGGTCATCTGATAGTATAAAAGTTTTCAGTGACCGTCTACTTAAATCGTACAAGTCTTTGATGAGAGAGTGCGGAGGCGGCTCAATAGTTTCTGTCTGCAACTTATCCCCTGCACGTACGTAAACCACCGCAGTGTTCGCAACACTGTAATGGTCGCCATCATAGAAGTTGTCTATGGCGGTGCGCACCTCGCGGTAGAACTGCTCCTTGAACGCCATGAACATGTGCATCAGCTTGTCGTCTGCGTTGAATATAGCTTCTCGCATAGACTCAAAGTGCACAGCTTGTGGCGAGTCGGATAATCTGTCTACCACCTTGATGTGAGGGAATATCTTCTGGAATGGCTCGGTGTAGCCCCACCAGTCGTACGTACCGTCAAGCACCAGCGTTTTCTCGTTCATAGCTGCAACGAACGAAGCCACCACGATGTTCTCTATCACTGAGAAGAAGCCACTGTTGCGTGGCTGATAGACCATCTCGCCTTTGGGTATGAAGCTAGGCATCTCTATCGCGTAGTGCGGAAAGCCAGAGTACAGCTTGAACTGCTCGTAGGTTATGCCAAACTTCTCGTGCGACAACTCTAGCCCTAGGCACCCTACGATCTCCTGCTTGTAGAAAAAGTTCTTGGGTAGCTTGTCAGGTATAGCGTCTAGCTCCTTCCTGTCGCCCCACAGGTAGCGCCTTGCAGCTATAGCAGCTAGCCGCTCCGCGTCTTCCGCAGGGTCTGAGTATTTATTAAATTGAATCACAGTAACGCCTCCCCATGCGTTTCAGGCGTAGGTTTATCCTCGCGGTGCTTGGCTTTCTCTACCATCGTCCAGCCGGGTTGCAAAAACTTCACTGCTTCCCATCGCTCCCAGAACTTGCGGAACAACACACCGTCCTCGTCATAGACCCAGAATCTCATGACTGTTTCCTAGCCAGCTCACGTATCTGCTCGATACTCAGGTCTGTGGCATCGTAGATAGCGAGAATGATCTTAGCTGTAAAGCCCTTCTTACCGTTACGAATACGGCTGATAACGGGGGGAGTGATGTTTAGCTTCTTTGCTATGGCTAGGTCACTTTTGCCTACACCGATGGCACGTAGATGGTCTAACAAAGCGTTAGGGTTCTTAGGTTCTTGCATAGTTATACCCTCAGCATGTATCCAAAAAATTTGGAAAGAAAAGAAACCCGCTCCTGCTTTGCACCCAGTAACAGGTCTTGCGCGAAGCGTTCTTCCGGTGTGTGATCGTCGTCTTTTATTTTTGGTATGTAGAACCGCCCGATTTTAGGCGGCTCTTCCCTTATGAATTTGCCGTCTTTAAGCATAGATACTCCTACACAGCGTGACGATAAATCTCTACGGTTTGCTTTTCTTTGTTGTACGTAGACGAGTAAGTGCCCTTACCCCAGTTCACAGTGCACCACGAGCAGACGTTACCGCGCAGATTCTCGGCAAGATATTTACCTACAGGTACGCTGACAATGCTGTCGGGCTTTAGGTTTTCGAGATAGGGCAGGATGTATTTACGAACCTCGCCCATGGGGAACATGTTAGGGCTGCGCTTACGCTCTTTCTTAACCTTGGGTGTGGCGGCTTTCAGAGTGCCGTACTCTTTACCATCTGTTGTGAATACCTTGAACTGCAAGTGGCCTTTGCGCTCCAGTGCGTCAAGGTCTTTTACTGCTTTCTCCATCATCTTCTGGAATACGAGTTCCATGGTTAGCTCCTGATTAGATGACTGCATTGATAAGATATAGGTCACCGACGCGCAGTCCGACACCAGCAACCACTTCCTTCTCCTGCACCAGCTTTAGTAATCCCACCTGCTGTCTTACCTGTTCCGGCAGATCGTCAGATGTGTAGGTGCGTATGTCCGCATTATCTACAACCGTATATTTATCACCGGTAATAATTACCGTCAACAATTTCTTGGATGAGTAATTCTTATGGACAAGCTCCACCTGATTGTGGTGCTCTATCAGATCGTCAAGCTCCATGGCTTTTTTGGCAAGCTCCGGTGAGTCTTTCAGCCCGTTCAAGAACGCATCCCAGTGCAGCTGTCGCACTACGCCTAGGGCTATCTTGCCTAGGTTCCGCTGTACATCTTCTAGATCATGTTGCGAAGTACGCAGGGCATGACCGATATGCCACTGTGCCTGTTGCCATGCAGAGTCCGTACGCTCTCGTATCGTGCGCGGGTAGAACTCCTTGTTGATGACCTTCAGCGCGTCCTTGAGCTTAGTAGTTTTATAACTGTGTCCCCGCTCCCGCTTTTTCGACAGGCGGTCGTTGTGTATGGAGAACACCTCCTCGTTGCCCCTCTCGGAGTGTCGCCTAGTATCAATTCCTACATTGCCTATGAGTTCTTTAGTAGCTGTAACCAACACCTTGAATTGGCCGACATAGCGCCTGCCCTGATACCAAGTACCGCTATCCTCTTCCAGCGTCCACTCAGGATGAGTCTCCGCGAGCTTGTATATCAGTGTCTCTAGGAACGGCTGTATGTGTAGCACCTCTCCGTTGTCGTCGAGTTTACGCAGGATGATGTTGCTATATAGTGGGTACGCTTGTGTCATGTGTTCTTCTCCTTTAGTTTGGCTTCAAGATATTTCACAATGTCTGCCGGTGGATTCCACCCATGTTTTTCTTCTTCACCATCAAGCCATATTTCAAACTCACGTACTTCTTCATCCGTCAGCCCAACCCATTCGCGCTGCACCAACGTAACCTCTACTCCCTCATCTAGACGATAGTCGTAACACGCGCACCCGCGCTCCCAACATGCTTTCTCTACGATCATTGTTCCTCCTTGAATGGTCTGAACTTCTTGTACCTATCTACCTTGACCACGCCTGCGTCAACCTTGACAGCCTTGAGCACATGCGGGTTTGCTGCTATCAGTATGTCGTTTAGCGTGTCCATGACTTCGGTGTACACGTAACGCACGACCTGCGAACTCCACGTGTGGGAACTTGAATGAACTAGCCAGAGGAAAGAAAGATACCAGTTCCCTGCATCCCCGCTACGCACAAGAGATAAGAACTTATCTATAAGCGCACTGGTCTGCGTGTGGCTGTGGCTCCATGAGTCGATGGTAATGCGTGGTACTTGCGTTCTGAGTGTAGCTCCTAGCGTCCCAGCAAGAGGCTTCAGCCCCTCGTCATACTCATCCGGTGACAGCTTGCCCTCCTGCATCTTCATCACACCCGACACGTAGTTTATAAACTCCCCCATCTCTTTGCGTACTGCGTTCATCGCCTTGCGGTCTATGGTGTGCACTATGTCTGGCTCGCATCGCCATACCTTGTATGCTCCCCCCTCGCTACGTAGCACCAGCATCTCGTTGACTGTGTATGCCCCGCCGTTGACAGCGAGTATCAGCCGGTTGTCGAACTTGCTACATGGTGTACCCAAGACTTGCGCTATGAAGTTAGCCGTAGTGCTGGTGTTGTACCGGTCAGTCCTGAACCTAATAGTGCCGTCGGGACGGAACGTAATCACATCAGTCTTGTATAGCCTGCACGACACCGCGTCGCTTGTGTCCATGACTATCTGGAACTGCGGCTTGTTGCGCATGCCTAGTGGCTTTGTACCTGCGTTAGACCCGTACCCCCTGATAGGCACCACCGCCTCGTAGTGCTTTAGTGCCTGCTCGTAGTTAGTCAGCTGCGTGATGCCGCTGTTGTTCATGCTGTTACCGAACATATCACCCTCCCTTCACCAGTCGAACTTCTCAAGAATAATGTCCACTTGCGCCTTCACATCACTGCGCACACCTGCATGGTCTTTGATATCTTCAATGTCCACGCCCACCAAGGCTCGCTCAAGGTCGCGCCTCGCCTGCTCAAGCTGCGGGTCGTTCGTAATGTTTAGCTTGGTAAGCAGGGTGCACAGCCGTTGTGGGTTCTCTAGCAAGCTGTCGTGGTAGCGTTTCTTTGTGTCGCCCTCGTCCTTCAACTTGCTAGACAAGGCTTGCAACTCTTCATGCAGTCTGTCCCATGCTTCACGTACCGCCTTACCCACACGGTCGTCGAAGTCTTGCTGGTAGCTCTGCTCCATCTCCGCACGTAGCTCACGCAAGTCCTCGTTCGCTGCATCTAGTCGGAAGTCACCTGCTTCAGGTAGCGGCGAGAACACCAGCCGCATACCGTACTTAGCCTTCACGTCGTCAAGGTCAGGGTAGTCGCTTGCCTTGTACAGTGCACCTAGGTTCTGCTGTGCGGTATGGATCAGGTTAGTGTACTCATTGTAAAGTTTGTTACACATACTATCGTAGGTAGTACGGAACTGATTCATCTGCGCTTTGTAGTCCAGCACCAGCTTCACCGGCAGGATACGTGCGCCCTTGTTTGACCACGGTAGGGTCATCTCGTTGTGGTACAGCCTGATACGTGCTGCATATTTGCTGATATCCGAGACTAGGCTAGTGCCCGCCATCAGATTCTTGTAGACCTTGGATGCGTCCGCCGCTGCGTTGTTGCTTATGTTCACGCTATCCGCCACGTCACGGTCTAGCTTACTTGCACCCCATGTAGATACGTTGAGTTCTACGAGTACTGCGCTTGCTGATATGCTCATGATCCCCTCCTTGTGATTACTCAGGTTTGCCAGCTAACTTGTACATCTGGTACAGCTCGTTAGGTAAGAATTTAAGATCGACAGCGGCTAAGTCCGTATCGAAAACGTGGTGTGTGCTACCCCCCTCCGCAGCAGTACGGTACTTGCACTCGTACTGCTCTGCACCTTGCAGTAGCTCCATTATCTGCAAGGCTTTGTCACCATCTACTACGAACGATCTATAACCGAACGTCAGTATTACCTTAGCCATATAGCCTCCTTCAGTCATTAATGTGAATAGTCTGACCCACTGGTGAAGTGACAGTGTTACCGCCGCAAATGACCCAGAGTACGGGCGAGTCCCAGTCCCCACCCCAATCCGAACCAACGTATCCGTCGGTGAGCACGATGCTGCACTCAGGCTTGATGTTCTTATTCTTAAGATAGCGAGTAATGCAACTAGGCGAAGTACCGCCACCGCCCTTTGGCTTCGTTGAACCCACGAGCGTACCCACAGAATAAGAGTCGTACTCTTCATGCGCTGCTACCTCCCCATCCCAATACAGTAGGTCTACCTTGTCAGGTGTAACCTCCTCTGCAATGCCTTTAACTTCTGACAGGAAGTCTGCTAACTCCCGACCCCCGATAGAACCACTTGTGTCCACGGCGATGACTAGATGCCCGACCTTCTCGCTTACTAGCGTAGGCATGTAAGTGTCGCCAGATAGGAACCGTCTGTTTACTCGTCGCCATGATGATGCGTCCTTCCCCTTGCAAATAGATTTGACATACTCGCGCAGCACCTCGCGCCAGTTAACTTTAGGCTCTAACATGTCGAGCAACTCACGACTGATGCCACCCGCACCTTCACCCTTGAGTTTCTTGTGCGCCATAGCCCCCTGCCGTAACGCTTGGTCTACCTCACGCTCAAGCTCACGCTTCTCCTCGTCGGTCAGTCCTTCAGCACCGTCCCAGTCATGCTCATCGAAGCTATCGCCCACGCCACCGCCGCCTTTCTCCATGTCTTGCTTCAACAGATCAAAGACTTGCTTAGCGTTCATGCCTCGATACTTATCATCGACTAGACCTATCTGCTTACCACCAATGACAGGGAACTTCAGCACCTTGCCGGTAGGGTCTAGGTCTTTCAGCTGAATGTTGATTACGTAGTCACATGCTGCGTTAGCAAGCATAGGGTTTTCTTTGTACAGCTTTTGCCAAGTAGTCAGGTGTCGATACGCCTTGTGCATAGCCTCATGCAGTACGACGAAGGCTAGCTCCTTCTCATCTAGCACCTTGACGAACTCACGACCGTAGTACTCGTCGCGTCCGTTAGTGCATGCGGTAGGTATGTTGTCCACGATAGCGGTCTTGCCTACCATCAAGATGCCTGACCACATTGCGAACTCAGGGTTACGCATCAGGCTGATCTTGACTTTCTTAAGTTTGCGTTCTTCTTTATCTATCGCCATTTTAGGTCTAGCTCCTTTTGTGCTGGTGGGTCTAACAACTTAATTTTGCGCAGCATCTCGTTTGCTTCATCTTTCGTCATTGCTTCTGTTACTGCTTCACTCCCTTCTCTCTGGTTAACACGCCATACTTTGAACAACACAGGCTCACGTTTATCACGCGTGAACACGCCGCATCCGGGGTTATCTTCTCCAGCCCACGCTACGTAGTACTCAGCCATCCTCGTCCTCCACTTCGCTCTCTAGTATCTCCTCCTCTGCAATGTCACGTTGTTCTTGTGTGATGTGCAGTTTCAGATAGCCTATCAACCTCGTAAGCCCACCTACTGTCACGTACCTATCTGTAAACTTCATAGGCAACGGCGCACCTATCGCTCTGTAGAACATCGCAGCAAGTGAAGCATTGTCGTAGTGAAGCACCTGATACCTAGGATGCCCGTCGCGTATCCATGCCCTGAATACCAAACCGTTTAATCTTGCTGCGTACAGCAGCTTGCGGTGTTGTATGAGTAAGCTCTTGGCTATGTGTATCCTGCGTGCATAGCTCCAATTAACTGCGAATATTCTCTGTCTCATCTTCATAGCAAGTCCTCGTTCTTAGCAACCCAGTCGCTGAACGCCTTGCATGCGAACGCAACCTTCTGCTTGGTTTGTGACTTAGCGATGTTGATAGCGAACGCTGCTTGCCACTCAGGCTCGAACCGCTCAAGGTATTGCATGAACGGCGTGATGGTGTCTTTCTCGACCTTGCTGATAGCACCGAACACCACGATGGCACATGCACCTGCTGACTTAGGCACAGGGGTGTGACGCGGGTCTTGTATGGTTGACTCCCACGTAGGTAGCTGGTCGGCGAAGTCAAGGTAGGCTTGGAAGTCTCGTGCCGCAGCCTCACCGATAGCGCCTTTCAATGCAGCGAGTAGCGTGTCTTGGTCTAGCGTCTTGCGTACCTTGACGATGTGTGATGCACGTTCGAGTGAACGCGGCGATACGTACGCTTGCATAGGCTTAGTCGGATTGAAGATATATGGGTTCTCCTTCTCCGCACTGTCGGTGTAGCTGGCGAAGATTTGTGGAAACTGCTTACCGAACGCAAGTATCTCTGGTGCTATGTCGTTGTTCATAGCCCACTCAGCCCACTCGTCGAAGCTAGGTTTGGATACCTCGACAGGGATGATGCGGTTCAGTGTGTGCGCCTTCATCACGTCGCCCACGCCGTCTGTGGCTAGGTTGCCAGTCATAAAGACGAACGAATCGGGGTGCACAGGTATGTCGCCGAGTCTAGGGTTGTGCGCCTCAAGCAAGGGATGCAGCATGTTGATGACCGCAGGGAAGCCCTTACTGAACTCGTCGAGCATCACGATCATCGGCTTGTTGGTGTGGAACCCGAACCTAGCATTAGGATAGTAGCGGGTAGTCTTAGTCTCGTGGTCAATGACCGGCATTGCAATGTCGCCCAAGTCCATGTTCGGCACGTCGATGTACGCTAGCCCATGGGTCGGGAACTTCTCCTTCAGCGCAGCCATGATGCTTGACTTGCCGATGCCGGGCTCGCCACGTAGCATGTAGCGGTTCATCGGGGTTGATGCGATCAGGTTTGCAGCTTGCTTCAGTGTTACCTTGGTTCCGAAATTAATTTCCATGCTTAGCTCCTTCGTGGTTAATGTTTTACTGCTTCACTGCTGTTACCTTGATACCCTTACCATCCCACTCTATTGTCACGTCGCCTTTGGCTACGTCTTGCAAGATGTCCCATGCCATGTTGACTGCGAGTCGCACGTGATGCAGTTGCCGCAGCAGGTACAAATTTAAAAGCGCCATCGCAACGGCGCAAAGAGATACCAGTTCCATGTCACTCATATAGCCTCCGCTATAATTAGCACTCCCACTACAAAAATACCGACTGTGCAAGCCAGCACCACCCATGTGTCAACGTCCATTTATAGTCCTTTCCATCTGTACCACCCATACTTCTCCTTTGCGTGGCGTATGAGAAACTCAAACTCGTCGGGGTTCTGATACTTCAGGTCGTTCCACCACCTCAAGTCCTCCTGAGTGTGCTCGTATAGTGTCCCTAGCATCTGAGCATATATCTCATTCTTCGCTAGCTCCAATAGTCTCTCGCTATCTTCTTCACTCATGCAATACCTCCCGTATCTTCTCTAGCATCTCTGGTGTGCGTAGCTTCTCTAGTAGTGCTTGTAGCTCGCGTTCTTCTGCTTCACGCTTGGCCTTTATCTTGGTTCCGTATGGCTCACGCTTGACCGGCGGGAGCAATGTTCGTGGTTTCTCTTTCATGGCTCATCACTCCCCCTTGTCCACCATGTACAGCACGTCGGGTTTGTCTGCCCACCACCATTCGGTTAGCGTAGTGACAACGTCGGGTTGCTTCAGGTCTTTTATGTCGCTCGTTACCATTGCTGTAACACGCACTAGACCATCCATATCGTCGCCCATGACGAACGGACTAGCCCACCATCTGTCACCGTCTGCACTCTCATGCACCTCGATGACCTCAAACACTGAGCTATCTGGTGTCTCTAGGTACTGCATAATTCCGTATCTCCAGTTCATCTCACCCTCCATTTAAATCTGACATTGTTAGCACCTCGCGGCAATAGACCCGCGCATACCGTTTGGGTTCGGCTTCATCAGGGAACATCATTCTTGCGTACCTTT